TTGTTTTAACAGTATTATCTTTCTTGAGGTATGTTATTGTATTATCTTTCCAAGCAAATATACGCTCTGATTTTATTACTCTTTTTCTAGGCATATTGTGGAGTATTAAAGTCAAACTTCTGTCCACCTATTCTAATCCAGTTTAAACGGTCTGTCTTGATAGTTCTATACCCTTTGGCATTCATATCCCATACGATAATATTTCGTGCCTTACGCCTGTCGTATTGAAGCCCTAGACCCTTGAGGTCTTTCTGTACTCCAACTCTACAGTTCATTACTCTTTGTGAGCCATCTGATTTAGTGAAGTTAGCTGAGAAGATTTTCCCATTAGATACTAACTGGTCGATAATTGTAAATAGTTTGTTCTCCATTGTTGTATTGTTTTATTGTTTATGGGTGCAATATATAATTCTTTTTTAATACACACAACATTATCAACAATTTATTTTATAAAACCAAAAAACCCCCTAGACAACTAGAGGGCTTTAAGGATGATAAATAAAAATAAAAAAAAGTTATACTGCAATATAGAATCTATTTTTGAATATACCAAATGTTTCTTTACCTAATAACATACATTCCTCTTGGATTTGTTCTAACTAGCAGATACTCAGCAGCATAACGTGCTGAATCAATACCATGATTATAGGCATCTCTTGGTTTCACACCCTTCAAATCCCATACATAGTTGTTAAATTCTTTGACTAAGTTCTCTCCATCTAGGTTAATGTTATAGTCCTGCATGAGAGATATACCTGCGATGATACTACCTTTCTTCTTAACACATGGAGCAACATTCAGTCCTCTTGAATTGAGTTCGGATAATAAACGAGGCTCAGAGTTATCCATTATTATAAGCTCCTTCCCTGCATACCTCAAACATAAATCATATATATTAGAAGTAACTAATCCTTTCTTGTAGAAGTGTTCTTTAATCCAGATTATCTTACGTTCCTTATCTACAGATACCTCAGTAAGAACTGTCTCGTCCCTTGAGAATCCCACGTCTAATCCAAAAACTCTTAACGGAATATCTTTATTGAATTTACCTATTTGCCAATCAGTAAACACTACGCCTTCTGCACGTTGTAACCAACCTCCCAGTATTTGGTGGTGGTATTTATCTGGTCTACGAATCTTCATATCCTCTATTTGATTTACAAAGGAGTCCGATAGATTCTCAATATTATCTAAGTAAGTTGTATGGATGTAGGTAACGTCTCCAACCGTACCATTGAATCCATCAGGTATTCCCCTGTTCTGGAAGAACCGTTGGTATATCCAATGTTCTTTTGTAGTAGGGTTTAGAATTAACAAACATCTATTCTTGGCATCCTTTGAACGTATGGAGAAATCTATCTTATCAAAGTTCTCCTCACTTAGTAATTCTTCTGCTTCATCTAATACAAATGTATTAACCCCACTAATAGACTTTAGTTTTGCAGTCTGGTCTCCAGAAGCCGTCTTAATACCACTGAAGTAAATAGAGCTTTTTGTAGCTACATTCTCTATGTCAACTTTTGTTACATTGAAGTTCTGTACAACTCCCATCAAATTTAACTTCTCTAAGAACTCAGGGATAATAGACATACCTGCTGAACTCATAGTGTAACGAGTAAACAGAATTCTATTGTTTTGTTCATAGGTTAGTAGTGCCAGAAATATAGTAACTGCAAATGACTTACCAGAACCTCTACCACCTGTAATAACAAAGTACCTGCTATCTGAATTAAATAGTGATTGGTATTTTGGATGGAGCTGTATTTTATTCATTGAAGCTAAAGTTATTAAATTGTAACTCATACTTAGACCCCTTTTTACTGTTTAGTCTTAAAGCTTGAATTGACCCTGTATTTTTAATTATAAAAAATCCACTAAAGTATTCACTATAAATAGCAAAGTAATCTACAAATTCTAAAGTATAGTTAACTTTGTTTCCATTCATTATAGGTACTTGAACTGAATTTCTATCTGATGGAACTTTAGCAGTATATTTAACTTGAACCTTAATAATGTTAGAGCCTGTATCAACAAGCACATCATACACAGATGAATCTAGTATAGGGAATGAGGGGTAGAAGCCATGCCTTAAACATTCACAGGCAAACATATACTCCGCATAAGCACCTTTACTATTTGTGTCCATTAAGCTTGTAATCATATAGCAATTCTTTTTTTATCAAATAAGCTTCTTTGCTTTTTGTATCTCCCTTGCCTATAAAATTACAACTTCTTAAATTATTTTCTCTTATACATTTCTTTATAGAATCAACCTCAAACCAATTAAATTGATAGCCATCATATATAACCCAATACTTTGCTTTAGTAGTAGATAATGCAGATGGCTTATCATTAAAGTTAACCTCTATTACAATATTATTTGTGTACTTACTTTTTTCATCAGACTTAACTTCTACTCCAACACCTAGCTCTGGTATAAATATATCCCAATCTTTAAAGTAGCCATCCTGTATAAAAGATTTAGGATACTTTTTCCTAATCAAAGATAAAACCTTATTCTCTACTTGCTTACCTCTTGCTAAGTCTCTATGAAATGTTTCCTTAATCAACTTTCTCTGGTTCTATTACTTCTACATCTTTAGCCTCTAGCTTTTCTATTTTATGGAGAGCTACCACAACTACTTGCTGTAGTTTCTGTATATCACTCTTCATTTTTATCAGTGTTGACTCCTTCATCTAACTTTTCTGGTTTAGGTGTTATATCTATTGTATTTGTTTTCATAAAATCAATCACAGGAATATTTACCTTAGTGTTGACATCTATCTGTTGCATCTCTTTTGGTTTACCATACCTATAGTTCATAAGGTAATCCCAGTGTTTAGATGAACCTCCCTTAGCTAACTTGGCAACCTCCTGCCACATCTTCTCTTCACTACCAAACACTTTCTTTAGTGCTGCTAGTGTTAGCCTATTGGTATCCTTATCATTTATCTTACGAGGTCTACCTTGACCCCTAGATATACCTTTTACAGCTCCGTTGTTTTTTCTGCCATCTGGCTTCTTAGGTTTATCTTCCTCCATTGATTTTTGTTAATTCATCATCTTTAAGTATATCCATGTAATGAAACAAACTTTTAGTCAACCTAAATATCGCTTCATGCCTATTCATTTCATTTCTAACTTCATCTGTAATATCAATATCAGAATCGTAATCCATATCAAATTCTATCTCATCATCTGTACATGGTCTAATGAAAAAGTCTAATGCACCATACCCTTTACATAACAATTTTAACTCATCAATTAGTAGCGGAACTACACCTGCTACTTCTATTTTTTCTTTAGTCTTAAATATATTAAGCCTTTTAAATAACTCATCTTTTTCCATATTATTTTCTTCCATTATTCTAACATTAGCATCATTACTAATATCATACCCCCTAGTAAATAAAACATATTATTCATTTGTTAGTTCTAAATTTCTTTTGTAAGCTCCCTTGTCGTACTTAGAATAGTAACTAAGCATATGTTTGTGCCTACTCAATAATTCATTGTACTTATCTTCAACCTGTTTTCTCTCTTCTTTTACCCTCTCAAGAATAGTAACCTCTTCTTTAGGATTGTCATCTAATTCCTTTGCCAATACATTATAAGTATCTATTTGAGTCTTATATAATTTAGGCTGAATGTTAAACGATTCAAATATCTTTATGCCATGAATAGCAGTAGCATGGTCTTTACCTACAGCCCTAGCTATATGAAATAACGAAGCCTTAGTAAATTATCTACATACCGCAAAGAAAACAGCTCTAGCTAAAACGTATTCTTGTTTCCTAGAATTATTGACTATGCTAAAACCAAACTCTTGTTCAACTAATTCTCTAATCTCTTTCAATATCTCTTCTCTCATCTTTGTTTATTCTTTTTAATTCATCTTTAAATTCAACGTATGCTTCTACAACTCCTGCACAGCACTCGTAATGTTCGTAATCTCTATAATAACTTAAAAGGTCTTTCAGCTCTTCTTCTTGAATTATGCCAAGCCTAAGAGATAATAACGTATCTGAAAAACATTCCTCTTTACTATGGTACATCTCTATAATGTTTCTCTTATAAAAAATTCCCCAACCTCTTCAGTCTTATCTACAAAATACTTCTTGTAAACATCTATAGCTTTCAATACTTTTTGTTTACCTCTATCGTAAAATTCCTCGCTACAATTATATATTCCAACTGTATATGTTTCTTTGTCTATAGCAATGAACCAGAAGTTCTCTGGCTTAATATCAAACAAATTGCAATATATATAACATTGGCTATCATAATTCCATTTATTTGCTGAGTACCTAAAACCAGAGATACCCGTAGTTGTCTTAATGTCAGCAATATAACCATCTCCTAATATATCTGCTTTACCTCTAAATGGCACTCCTTCTATTTCTCCGATAGCAGGAACTTCTTGCTTAGAATGTGATAGTAAATTCACAGCGTTAGAATTACTATAGAAGGCATCTGATAATCTTTCAACCTTCCATCTGTCTGACTTTGTAAATACTCTTCCGAACTCTTCTTTAGCATCCTTAAACTTCTTTGTGTTCTTACTGGATACATCTACAAAAACTTGGTCTTCATATACATCTGGTTCTAGTATTGCAGTATGGAATAACCAACCGAAGTCTAATGCTGCTGTACTTTTAGAACTAGGATGCAACGACATTTGATATGCTCTAGGAGACTCCAACAGCTTAGTTACAATTGAACTGGATAAAGTGTTCTTGCCTAGATAGTTGTAATAGAAGTTATCATCCTCCATCTCTTTAATCAAATCACTCTTGCTCCAAATCTTGTTGTCGAAGGTTATAATCATAATCAATTCGTCTTGGTTTATACCTGTAGTAAAATTCTTCCTCCATCCAGTGTAAATTGATGGACTGACTATACTCATACCAATCATCCTCTAGCAATCTCTTTATTCTTCCCATAGCTATGATATTTCCTTTATTAGTCTTCTTATTACCTTCTCCAACCAAGCTAAAATATGGTGGAACGGAGTCTCTATTGTAAAGTAAATAGCCATAACAATTCCCTCTAAGATAAAAAACAAAACTAACAATACTGTTAGTAATGTCATTATTGGGAGGTTAAAAATAACTCTTAGTGTTGTTCTCATAATATCATTGTTTGAAACAAAACTAAGTATAATTTATTTTATAAACAAATTTCTTAACTTATTTCTTCGGGTTGAAGTTATTTGACCAGTAAGCCTGACATACAGCATATCTCTGGTCTCTATCCCCATACTCTTCAATCATCTTGGCGTTGTTCATACACCTTCTGTTAAATTCTTTTTTCTCCTCGTACTTCTTTGGTTTCATGTTAATTGGCATCTTGGTTTAGTTTTCTAAGTTTCTGTATATACAGTGTAGCATCCATAAGTTCTTCTTGCAGATGTAGGAGAAACTCATCTAAGCCTTGTTTAGACTCCTCTAGCGTTGTATTATATTTCTTTATACCTACTGAACTTCTGTAGTCATAAAGGTCTTTTACTTCTTCTACAATTGCATCATATGAGACTTCATGTAGTCCTGTAGAATCTGTTATCCAACCTCCATTCTCAATCATATCTATAAATTTATTTTTCATCCTTGTACTTATTATATATTTTCTCTAATTTATTATGGATACTATTTAGGAAACAACTACTACATGAAGTAGCTCTAAAGTTCTCACTAAATACTCTATTGTTTATCTTGACTAACTCTCTTTGAATTTCTGCATTTACTTGGTTTCTTCTTTCAGTAAAATAATTATCCAAATAATTATATTCCTCTTCTAATAGGCATTTAGGCTGTCTGTAGGGGAACAGCTTGTTTAGAGTCTCCTTACGCTCTTCACAACCACAGTCCTCTCCTAGAACCCACTTAGCAACCCTGTCTACACCAGTAGCCTTAAATACTTTCTCTACAGTGTCTCCTAATCCTTTAGATGTCTTTTTTACTTTCTTTATACTCTTCGTATTCTTTTTTGGTTTGTTCTCTGACTTTGTTTTTGCCATTTGATAATGTGTTAAATATTGAACTTAAACTTATTCTAGTTTCTTTAGAAATCCTCCTCATACTCATCTCATTCTTAAAGTGAATATTCCAGAGCTTCTTGTCATACCAATACCAAGAATCAACTAACGATTCTATCTTGCTTATAAGCTTATCAAAAGTACTCTCATATCTCTGGTTACATTCATCATCTATGTCTATTGTAATCCTATCAGAAGGTCTAACAGAATATATAGAAAAATGATTACTTTTCATTGGTTTATGTATGTTGGATAAATAAAGATTTCTTAACGTTACATATATATAGTAATTATTTAACTCCTTTTCGTTGTACATGATTCTCTCAGGGTCATCAACATACTTCGTAACTCTTATGTACATTTCTTGCACAAGTTCGTTAGCCTCCTCCTCTGTACATCCAAAGGATAATGCCATATGAATCCAGTCATCGTGCCTAGCACCTAACCTTTCTATTAGTCTGCTTTCCACCAATGGAATGATATTCCGATAATGCCAAACATTACCTGTATTAAA